CTCTTCGCATTCTGTATCCGCCCCATATACAGCAAGGGTTTCCGAGATTCAGGTGCAAAATGTCCGAACCTACCCAAGATTAAAAACGAACACGGAGGGTGGTGACCGCCGTTATTTGGATGAGCTTGTGCAGCTGGCGCGTGACGTTCTCAAGGTCGAGTTGATGGATTGGCAGAAGCTTGTGCTGGGCGATCAGCTTTCTTTGCAGCCTGATGGTCGCATGATGTTTCGCCAGTCGGTTGTGTCGGTGGCGCGTCAGAACGGCAAGTCGATTTGTGGCCAGGCTTTGATTTTATTTTGGCTTTTGAAGATGCCTGAGCACCGGGGCGAGCGTCAGACCGTGGTGTCAACTGCTCACCGTTTGGACCTTGCCTCGGAGATGTTTAATTCGTTGGCGGGGATTCTTGAGGAGTATTTCGACGCGAAGGTTATTTATTCTTACGGTCGCCAGTCGGTCGAGATTCCTGCATCGGCTGACGGTTCTTTCCCAGGCTCCAGGTGGATTGTTCGTGCTGCTACCCCGTCGGCTGGTCACGGCCTTAGCGTCGACCTACTTTTTGTGGACGAACTTTTCGGTTGCTCTCCTGAGTCGATTGACGACGCACTGGTCCCGACGATGCGCGCCCGCCGTGATCCTTTGATGAGTTGCTGGTCGACTGCTGGCACGGTCGACGAGTCAATCGTTTTTCGTCGCATGCGTGAGAAGGGCATCGCAGAAATTGACACGGGCAAACGGTCACGTCTCTATTACGCCGAATACAGCCCCCCCGCCGATCTAGACCCAATGAGTCCTGAGGCTTGGGAGTATTCAAACCCTGCTCTTGGCACAACGCTTGAAATGGAAACCATTGTCGAAGAGTCCAAGGGTTCAAACATGAACGCCTTCCTTCGTGCATCGGTCAACCTTTGGATTGCTGGCCACCGGTCATGGATTGACGCAGGACATTTTGTGCAGCTGGGCGACGCAGGCGAGTTACCTGTTGAAGGTGGCTGGCTCGCTATTGAGGCCGCACAAGACGACCAAAGATTTGTGGGCGTCCGATCTGTTGAGGTCGGAGACAAAGTTTTAACAACTGTGGAGTTCATTGTTGAGACGTTGCGCGACTTATGGACCGCCACAGAGGAATCTAAAAAGCGTCACAAGGGAATGCAGATTGCCGTCGGTGCAGCTCTCGACGTTCACATCCCGCCATCGTTAAAAGCGTCAGCAACTCTTGTCGGAACGCGTGAACTTCAAAAGTGGACCACCGTTGTTAGGTCAATGATCATCTCGGGGCAGACCCGACACACAGGTGAAGAGCTACTAATCGAGCAAGTAAACAGGGCCGTAATTGTTCGCCACCAGGGACATATGAGTTTGAGCAGTGCGCGTTCGCCAGGACCGATTGAGCTGTGTCGCGCGTTCGTTTGGAGCGTCGCTCTTGCTGGAAAACCCAAAGGTCAAAACAAAGCAGCGTTCGCCTTTTCTCCATGATTTCTTTATCTTTGGAAAGTTGCACACAAGACTTGTTTTTCGTGTAAGACTCCCAAGCGATGGGAATTTTCTCGCGCACAAAAGCAGCACCTCCAGCGTTCGCTGCTGAACCGATTAAGGCTGCCGTCGGCATGTCCTACAACGGGACACAGAACTACTGGTCGTGGACTGGTTCGTGGCGTCGAGAAGAAGCAATCCAAATTCCTACAATTTCTCGTGCGCGTGATCTCATCGTTTCTTTAATTTCGGGTTTGCCGATTGAGCAGTACTCCCTCGTTTGGAATGAGAACGACGGCGAATATGAAGAGCTGATGATTCCAGGCGAAACATGGATGAGCCGACCTGATCCAAAGGTCACCCGCCAGTTCTGTTTAGCCTGGACGGTCGATGACCTCCTTTTCCTCGGAAGAGCTCATTGGGTAGTTACCTCTCGCTCGTCCACCACTGGTTTTCCTTTATCTTTTCAATGGATTCCAGCAGCCGACGTCACCCTGCCGAACATGCCCGGACCGCAGTACTGGAGCGCACCAACCGAGATTGAGTTCAACGGAATTCCTCTTGATCCGAAAGACGTCATCACATTTCTGTCGCCTATCCAGTCATGGCTCACGATGGGCAACCGCGCCATTGAGATTTCTAATCGCCTCGATAATGCGGCCATGAGGTTTGCATCGAATGAAATCACAGCTGGCTATCTTCAGCAGACTCCAAACTCTGAGCCAATGGACGGCGACGAACTGTCCGACCTTGTCGCAGCGTGGGCCGCAGCGCGCCAGCGCAACGCCATCGGCGCTCTTAACTCTTCCGTGACGTGGCACGAATTTAATTCTGACCCTTCAAAGCTGCAGTTAGTCGAAGCTCGTAAGCATCAGATGACCGAACTCGCAAACCTTTGCAACGTGCCACAAGTACTTGTCGGCGCTGACGCTGGCACAGGCATGACCTACCAAAATGTCCAAGAGTCTCAGCGCGCTTTATATCTCAGCGCAAAGCAATACATCGAGTGCATCTCGCAGACCCTTTCCATGGACAATGTTTTGCCTCGTGGCCGTTTCTGTCGCCTTGACGTTTCCGAGTATCTCGTAGACGACGGCGGCGACGTCATGCAAGAAACACCTGATCCGCTGGAGCAGATTGCCGAATGAACACCGAAAAGGAAACTATGAAACTTGATTTATCCGCTGGCTCGTTCAGCGTAAATGCCGCAGGTCCTGACGGGACCCCCAAGCGCACCGTGGAAGGTGTAGCCGTGGAATGGAACACAATCGCCACCGTGTCAAGCGGTCAGCGTGTCAAGTTCCTTCCTGGCTCTCTTCCCACCGACGGACCTGCACCAAAGTTCATGCTCGACCACTCACCTGAAAAGCCTTTGGGCATGGTGTTTGAGCGCACAGACGACGGGGAGCGCATGCTCTTCGCCGCACGAGTCGGACCGGGCACAGCCCGTGATGAAGTTCTCGCTATGGCTGGTCCAGGCGAGTATTACGACAGCGTCAGCGTCGGAGTCGAACCAGTCGATTACACATTCGGCAAAGTCGGCACAGACGACGAGAACGTCATGATCGTGAAGGCGGGGCGCTGGATGGAATTATCACTCCTTCCATTCGGCGCTTTCGCCACGGCAAAGGTTGCACAAGTTGCAGCAGCTGAGCCTGAAGAAACAGAAGAACCCACACCAACAGATTCCGAGGAGGAACCAGCAGTGGCAACACAAGAAACCCCAGCAGTGGTTGAGGCCGCTGTCCCAACCAATGTCATCAGCGCACAGCCGAAGCGAGAATTTGTTCTCCCTTCAGCAGGTGAGTTCATGGCCGCTTACCACATCGGTGGCGACACATTTGCAAACATGAACAAGGCAGTTGCTGAGTTCACCGCTTCACAGCGCACAGCTCTTCAGGCTGCAGCTGGCGACGTCCTTACAACTGACACGCCAGGTTTGCTCCCTGTGCCAGTGCTCGGTCCATTGGTCCAGGATCTGAATTTCCTCAGGCCGACGGTCGAAGCGGTGGGCGCTCGCGCTTATCCGGACAACGGACAGCAGAAGACCTTCGTTCGTCCAACCATCACAACGCACACAAGCGTTGCTGCACAGACAGAACTCACCGCTGCATCAGCAACCACAATGGTGATTGCTGCGAATACGGTCAGCAAGACCACCCTTGCTGGGCAGGTGACCTTGTCCCAACAAGACATTTCGTTTACGAGCCCCGAAGCAATGGGTCTTATCCTCAACGATCTCATGGGCGAATACATGATTGCTTCGGACAACCTTTGCGCAGACAACTTGCTCACCGCAGCAACCTCGTCAGGCGTTTGGGATGGCACAGTCGCAGACCTTCTCAAGAGCGTTTACGACTCAGCAGTTGACATCTCTAACGGTCGCAACTGGACACCAACTCACATGTTCGTCTCTCCTGACGTATGGGGTCAGCTCGGTCAGCTTGCAGACACAACTGGTCGCCCAGTGTTCCCATTCATCGGTGCAGGACTTACAGGTCAGAACGCACTCGGAAACGCATCAGCGTCTTCTTGGAACGGAACCCCACTTGGGTTGCAATTAGTGGTGGACAGCAACTTCGCTGCGAAGACCATGGTCATCACACGCGTCGGTCAAGGCCAAGGCGATGCCTTCGAATTCTTTGAATCCATCCGTGGACTCATGAGTCTCGAAAACCCATCGGTCCTCGGCAGGACCATGAGTTTCCATGGTTTCGTGTCGACCTTTGCTGCTATCCCTGGCATGATCCGCAAGATCACACAGGCATAAAGCTTTAACGGAAGAAGGAGCAGGACGGTGGCTGTTTATAACCTGGCATTTTGTGCACGGCTAGACAACTACGCCGTCCTGCAAACCTTCGTCGAAACCGACATCCAACCTCAGGACAGTATCTCCATCACCGGAGCAACTCTTCCTGCAAACGGAACCTATGTCGTTATCTCAACGGAACCCTATGAATTTTTAGGAGTCACCGACGAGGGCGACCTTCAGTTCGATTACAACTACATCCGAGAGAACCAGTTCATCGTTGTCTCTTCGGGTGCTGACGTTGTCCGTGACACCACCAACGGAACTGTGACCGTCGGTGCTACAGCTTGTACTTGGATTACAAATCAAAATGTTTTGGACTGGTTGGGCATCTCGCCCGCGACCGCCAATGACACTGCTTTCGTTACGGTATGCACGGATGCCGCTAACGCGCTTGCGTTCCGTCGCCGCCGTTCTTCGGGTTATACCGATGCACTTGCGACGGCACCAAGTGCAGACGTCAAGCTCGGAACCATCATGTATGCAGGCGGTCTTTACCGCGCCCGTGGCAGCGGACAGTACGACGGTTTTAGTTCTTACGAGTCCATGGCCACAGCCACCCCCAACGTGGCGATGGGTGAGATTCTTCGCTTGTGGGGATGCAACAGGGCACAGGTTGCCTGATGGGTGCAATCAACGACGCCCGTCTTCGACTGGTCACACAGCTCACAAACGCTGGAATCACCGTCGTCTCTGACTCACGCAACATTCGCCCAGGTGTCGTCGTTATTGACCCCCCTGAAATCTCACGCTCAACCAGCAACCAAATGGAATTGTCATTCCCCGTCAATGTCGTGATGCCTCCACCGGGCAACCTTGACGCGCTCATCCCGTTGCTCGACCTCATGGATCAGGTCATCGCAGCAACCTCCGCAACCTCCGCAACCCCGACTGTCTACTCGGCAGGCGGTCAAGACCTACCCGCTTACACGGTGACCGTGCCGTGGGTGGCTTACCCATAAGGAACAAATGGCAACCTATAAAGTCATTGCAGACAACGTCTCAGGCAAGCAAGTCGGAGACTCCATCACTGATGAGGAACTCGACGGTTGCTCCGTAGAGGCTCTTATCGCAGGCGGGCACATTGAGCCAGCCAAATCAACCAAAACAACCAAGGAAGCAGAGGCCGAATAACCATGGCTATTTATGTAAACAAAGACATCACCGTCACGGTCAACTCGATTGACTTGACCACCTACGTCACCAACGTGGAAGTTGTCCAGGCTGTTGACTCAGTTGAGTCCACCGCTATGAGCGCAACCTCAACCAACGGCCACACCTTCGTCGGCGGCATTCAGAACAACACAGTCACGATTTCTTTCAACCAGGACTTCGCAACAAGCAAGGTTCACGCAACACTGACAGCTCTCGTTGGTGTTCCAACAACTGTCACCGTGAAGCCAACCTCCGCTGCAACAGGTGCGAGTAATCCGCTCTTCACTGTGACCTCGGCGCTGTGCTCAGAATACCGACCCGTGATGGGCGCTGTGGGCGACCTTGCGACCGTCGGGGCGATCACGTTTGCTGGCGGCCTTTACACCGCAGCTGTCGCGTAATGTTTGAGCTAGTCATCTCCACCGTGCTGGTGGATGGCAGCGAACACACGACTGTTCTCACTGTTCCCAGCATCCTCGAATTTGAGCGCCTGCACACGGTCTCAATTATCAAGGCGATGGATCAGAACCTCTCGATGGAATACCTGGTCACGCTCGGATATTTAGCGATGAAGCAGCTAGGCCACGTTTCCAACATTGAGAAGTTCCAGTCCGAAGTCAAAGGCGTGTCCTACGAAATCAGGTCCATCCCTTTTGGCGTGACGGCTACCACGGAGCCATCGCCGGACTGATACTGGCAGGCATCCCGTGGAGCGACCTCAAGGACATGCCTCAGACCCTGATCAGCACACTCTCACACACTCTTAAAGAAAGGCAGAAGTAATGGCAGTCAAAGTTATGAAACCCGACGCTGACATTCAGAAAGCCTTAAAAGCAATCAAGAAGGTGCAGCCTGAACTCATCAAGCAGATGAAGAAGGACATGAGAAAAGAAGCTCAGCCCGCTATCAAATCCATCAAGGCTTATTTGCTGTGGCTTGACCCTGACGTGGAACCTTTTAATAATTCAAACGATTCCAACATCACCAAAGGTGAGTTGATTCGTGGCCGTGGCGGGAAGACCCGCTGGCGTAAGACTGACATTCTCCGTGGCATCCGCGTCAAGTTCGGCGGTCCGAATCGCAAGGCTCGTATGGGCCGTACACAGTACGCAATCATGAGCATCTATCAAGCCAACCCTGCGGGCGCTATCTACGACCAGGCGGGCTCTCAGAGCCCTCAGACGGTCTTCAACACCAACCTTGCCAAAGAGGACAAGGCACACAAGGACGGCGAGCGCAAAGGCAAGAAGGGTGGCTCTCGTTATATGTGGCCTGGTGCTGAATCTCACCTGCCTAAACTCATCGAGGCTGCCGACCGCATTCTTACTGGCGTCACCCGCCGATTTAACAGCAACTACAAAGGGTTTTAAAAGTGGCAAATATTCTGCTTCCATTCGTCACAACCTTCGACGACAAGGGCGTCAAGAAGGGTCAGGCTTCGCTAGGTGCTTTGGCTAAGTCAAGCCTCGCTGGTGCGCTCTCTGTCGGTGTCGTTGTAGATCAACTTGGCAAAGCGGTCAAGGCAGCTGCTGAAGATCAAAAAGCCCAGGAGCAGTTAGAGCTGGCGGTCCGTAACAACACCTCAGCAAACACCGAGCAGATTGCCGAGATGGAAAAAACCATCGGGCGAATGGAAATGCAAAAAGCAGTGGCCGACGATGAGCTTCGTCCAGCCCTGGGGAATTTGGTCAGAGCTACTGGCGACGTCACAAAGGCTCAGGGGCTTTTAAATTTAAGTCTTGATATAAGCGCAGCGACCGGGCGTGATTTGCAAAGTGTCAGCATTGCGTTAGCCAAAGCCCAAACAGGGAACGTTACGGCTCTTACCCGTCTTGGCATTCCTTTGGATGCAGCTGCTGTTAAGTCGAAGGACCTTGACGCAATTCAAGAAAGTTTGGCTCTGCGCTTTGCTGGCGCGTCTGATGCAGCTGCTGCTTCTGCCGATGGCGGCATGAAGAAACTTCAGATCGCTTTGGACAACACCTACGAAGCCGTGGGTTACAAGTTGCTGCCAATCATCAGCGACTACTCAGTGGTGCTTGCAGATTTGGCTGGCAAATCTTTAGACGCTGAAAAGGAGAACTCAAAGTTTGGCAAAGCTGTCAATTACTTAGGTAAAGAACTGCTACCCATCTTTAAGATTCTGCCGTTTATAAATAAGCAGGTCAGTAACTACGCCGACAACCTCGGCAAAGCCACGACCTTCACTGAAGACTTCGTTCGTATTGGCCGTCTTCAGAACATGAACCTCAGCAAAGAGACTGTCGTCCTTAAGGACAATGACAAGGCTCAACGCTCAGCCACCGACGCCAAGAAGAAGGCCCGCCAGGCTGCAAAGGAATACGCCGACACTCTCCGCGATCGTGTTCAGACAGCCGTTGACAGGACTACTGACGCCGTTGAAAGAGCTCAGGCCGCCTACGACGATTACTCCTCCAGCCTTGCTAGCACGATTACTGGTTCTGTTTCTTTGGCTTCTGCTTTCCAAACACAAAAGGATTCAGAGTCCGAACTTGCCGACAGTCTCAGGGAAAGAGCAGAGGCATACGCAAGGCTTGGAAAACTTAACCCAGTCGAGGACGCTGACGCCTATGCAGACGCCCTTGAGAGGGTCGCACAGGCTGAAGCCGACGTCACCAGCGCACAGGGCAAGCGTTCATCCAGCAACTACATGGACGTGTTTAAGAAGCAAATCGCAGACGCTCAAGCTTTCTCAAAGAACCTCACTCACCTGGTGAGCGCAGGACTTAGCCAGGCTGGACTTTCTCAGTTGTTAAGCCTGGGCCCAGTAGCAGGTAAAGAAGTCACCGATTACCTGATCGCAGTGCCTAACGCACAGGCGGTAGTCGAGTTCAACCAGCAACTTGCAGGACTTGCCAACGCTGGACAGTCTCTCGGTGTGTCAGGAGCCAACGCTTTCTTTGGAACTGACTTGTCAAACGCAAGAGGCGCAGCCAACGCGGTGAACAATTACAGCATCACCGTGAATGCAGGACTGGTTTCTAACCCCGCTCAAGTAGGCCGTGACATCATCGAAGCCATCCTTGCTGCCGAGCGTGTATCCGGTCAGGTCTTCGTAGGCGTATGAGCCAGCCAATCCTCCAGGTCTTAGTCGGCTTTCAAACGACAGCCAACTTTGGTCAGCCTTTCCAGCTTGACGACGCCGTTTACGGCAAGTTAGACACAGGCACACTTGGCGGTATCCAATTTGCAGACCTAACCACGATGGTTCAATCGGTCAGCATTAACCGTGGCCGTTCACGCCAGCTGCAGGAATTCAACGCAGGCACAGCGACCGTCTCGTTTTGGAATAAGTCCAGGGCTTTAGACCCTCTCAACACGGCCAGCCCTTACTGGAATACCAGCGCAAACATGACCGGTGTCGTCCCGCGTTTGCCTATTCAAATATTTGCCAATGGCATCCCGATCTACAGCGGTCTAGTTACGGACTGGAATGTCGATTACGACAGAGGCAATAACGACATTGTCTACGCAAGTTGCGCCGACGACTTCACTGTTTTGGCAAGCACCACGCTGGCAGCAAACACCGTCGTGGCAGAGCAAACAGGGACTCGAATCAACACAGTCCTGAACTACGCAGAAGTGCTGTATCAGGGCGCTAGAAGCATTGCGACAGGCTCTTCTACTTTGGGTGGCACAGCAGCCGACGCAGATTTCAGCATCCAGCAGGGAACCTCAGTTCTTAACTATTTGCAGCAAGTCACCAACGCCGAGCAAGGTTATTTATTTATGTCGGCAGAAGGAACCCTGACCTTCAAAGGCAGATCACAAGTCCTTAACCCAATCTCCGCAGCGACCTTTACAGGCGACGATTCAGTCGGCATCCGATACCAAACCCTCAGCAACGAATTTGGTGATGAGCTTCTTTACAACGTCATCGTGACAGAAGGCCCAGCTGGAGGACCGTTCACCGCCACGGACAATGACTCTGTTGCCCAGTACCAGGCACAGACATACAGCCAAACCGATTTGCTCAACTCCACAACTGAGGAACTTCAGGGACTCGGCAATTACCTTTTAGGAAAGTACAAGCAGCCACAGCTTCGCTTCACAGGCCTATCAACACAGCTTGTCGCCCTAGACGACACCAAGCAAAACATCTGCCTCAACCTTGACTTGACAGACGTCTGCAACGTCGTAAAACACTTCGCCGTTGGTTCCCCAACTTCTGTTGATCAGACCGTGATTGTCACTGGCATTAACCACAACATCACCCCCGGCAATCACATCATCAGCTACACATTCGAGTCCACCGACGGCAACGCTTATCTCACATTAGATGACCCGATTTTCGGTACTCTTGACAACAACCTTCTGAGTTTCTAAAGGAGACACACAATGACATTCCCAACCTTTGTTGCGGGCGAGGTCCTCCGCGCCCAAGATATGAATGCAGTTTCTAGTTGGCTGGTTAAGTCACAGGCTGTTGGCACTGCTGTATCAAGCATCAACGTCACCTCAGCTTTTAGCGCCGACTATGACAACTATCGCATTATTTATTCAGGTGGAACAGCATCAAATAGCACTGATATTGGATTGACGCTTGGAGGTTCAGTTACTGGTTATTTCGGTGCGATGCAGTTTCAAGCGGTTACCGCAGGAACTGTCTCGGCAGCTGGTTCAAACAATGGTGCATCGTTTCCGTGGGTTGGGGGAGCTACAGCTGGTCAAGCGGTTCACGCATCTGTTGAATTGTTCAGCCCGTTCCTTGCTCAAAACACAAAACTCCGCAACGCCACATATCAGAACGGCGACAACTACGGAATCATGAACGGCGAACATCGTGTTGCAACTAGCTACACGTCTTTTAATCTTTTAATTACCACGGGCACTGTCACCGGTGGAACTGTTTACGTTTACGGATTTAAAAAGTAGGACATTATGACAAGACCATTTATTCAGATTGATGATGAAGTTCGTGAAATGACCGACGAGGAGTTGGAAATCTATGAAGCGATTATTGCTAGCACCCCTGTTCTGCCTTCTGCTGAGTAGCTGCGCCGATCGCATTCGCGAAAACTGCGACTCAACTAAAGCCAACGGCCTACTAGAAAGACGCTGCCAATGAAACCCGAAAACCGCCTCAGCAACGAAGAAATTAAAGCCCGCCTGATCCTTGTCGTCGGCATTGGCTTGACCTTGTCTTTCGTCATGGCCATCGCTTCTCTCATATTTGGATTGCTCTTCGTTGTGCAACCTACGGAGCAAAGCCCGAACGACGCTGAAGCGTGGGGCGTCTTGTCCCCAATGCTGATGACCCTTGCCGGTGGACTTATTGGACTGCTCGCAGGCAACGGACTCAAAGACAAACCAAAAGACCCACAGCCATGATTAGTTCTGAGACCACAGTCACGACGACTGCACAAAGAATCCTGGCTAAATCCAACAGTTACAGAACCGTCTACATTCACGTCCAGGGCGCTGGCACTGTGTACCTCGGTGGTCCTACTGTCAGCTCTACTAACGGACTTCTTACCGAAAAGCATGCCGTTCCTTTAACGCTTGAAATTCCTGCACAAGAGGAACTTTGGGCCGTGACCGCATCAGGAACCGAATCTCTTCGTCTTCTCCTGCCTGACCTTTACAATCAGTGATATGAAATACACCGGATACGACAAGACTGCCGAACAGAAGTTAAAAGGAACCGAACGCTTCGTCGAGCTGTGCGGTCGCCGTTGGGGTTTTAAAAACCTCGGAACCCTCGTCGTTAGACAGATGAGATCGGGACAAGGCATGTCAGTCCACGCGACTGGAAGAGCCTGCGACATTGGCTTCCCTGACACAAAGCAAGGACACGCAGCTGCTGTCGAAGCGATGCTGTGGTTCGTCAAGTACTACAAAGAACTCGGCGTCGAAGAAGTACACGACTACGGCGGGCTTATTAACGGCACTTGGCAGGGCTGGCGCTGCGACCGTAAGGGCAAGCCAGGCTGGAAGAAGTGGACCGACACCGACAATGGTGGTTCAAAAAACGGCCGCTGGATTCATGTTGAATTGGCTGGCAAATCAAACGGTGGTTTCGCTGAGGACGACGTTGCTCTCGAAGCAGCATGGCGCAAACTGCCCAAACCAAACGCATAGTGGGTCCTGGTAGTCCCGCCTTGCTAGGTGGGTGGGTGTCTCTTCATCGCCCATCCACCACCTCTCGCTAAATCTTTTATATTCTGACCATGTCGTACCAGGCGACAGAAAGAAGAAAACAATGTTTGAAGACCTGCCACTGTTCCGCAGTGCTGATCCAATTACCTCCGTCCAAGGCGCTGGCGATGTCAAGCCACGCCGAACCACTCAGGCGATGCAGCTGCTCGCAGAGTACGCCCACCGAGACGGCCTCACCGATGAGGAGGCTGGACTGTTCTCAGGGCTTCTCAGCCGTCCTAAGTGCTGCTACTGGAAACGCTGCAGCGAACTACGCGCCAAGGGTTTCATCGCCCCTACGGGCGTTACAAGGCTGTCCAGCGCAGGCTCAGCCATGCAGGTCTGCACCATCACCGACGAAGGCAGGAAGGCACTCGCATGATCTACTTCGTGACGGTCCCTCTACTAGCCTTTTTTTCGTGCCTCATCTACGGCATGTATCAAGCCCTAGACATTGAGACACACTGGCAAGACCCGCCATACGACTGGAACTTTGAAGACGAAGACCTGTGGCTCGACGAGCCTGACCTATCCCTCTAACAAAGAAGAGAAGTTTGAAACGCTATGTGTTGTGCTTCGCACTATTCACCGTATTTATCAGCCCCGTGCAAGTATCAGCTGCACCCAACTGGAAGTGTCCGGAACTCCACGCCATGTTTCGCAAACACGGCCTACCCGTTCCGATCTTCGACATGCTCGTTTGGCGCGAAAGTCGATGCCAAGTGGACGTTGTCTCAAAACCAAACCGAGACGGGTCTAGAGATATCGGCGCAGCCCAAATTAATAGTTCCTGGAAAACGCTTACGGCTCGCACTTGTAATCGCCCGTTTCGCGAAGTGGTTAAAAGTCTGAGAGTCCTGTCGTGTAACTTAAAAGTTGCGGCCGTCCTTTGGGATGGTGGCAAGGGTGCGTCTAACTGGCGTGTCTCATCCCAAAAATAAACCAGGAGAAAAAAATAATGAAGAAACCATCCAAGACCGTTTCGGTCCAGTTGCCGACCGAGGACATTGAAGCCCTTGAATCGCTAATCGGTAAGACCCTTAGCTGCAATGACAAAACTTTTAATATCAAGCGCCTTTCAGACTCGATTCGTTTTGCCATGGCCGACGTGATTGACGGTCAGAAGTGGCTTATCGAGCAGGCACGTTTGAAAGAAGCCAAGGCAGCAGCTGCGAAAGCAAAGCGCGAAGCAAAGAAGGCTGAAGCCAATGGCATTTGATCTCGAGGCATACGAGCCCGTCGCCCTAAGACTTGACCGATGGCTCAAACAACATCCAAACGGCATTGTTAAAACACAGTTGCTTAGTCAGCCTGGCGCTGACATTTGTGTCTTCGTTGCAGAGCTGTGGCTTGACGGCCAATGCGTCTCAACCGGGCATGCAGAAGAAGTGCGTAACTCAAACATGATTAATAAAACCTCTTCAATGGAGGTATGTGAAACGTCGGCAATCGGGCGCGCATTGGCTAACGCAGGAATGGCGGGATCAGACATGACCAAACGCCCAAGCCGTGAAGAGATGAGCAAGGTTGAAAGAACAGCAGCGGC